ATATAGTATAATTACTGTTAGCGGTCTTTTAACGTCATTCACCCCGCTTTATAAATTCTGCATGTCGTCAAACTTGCTACCTTACAAAGGAGACTAGAGATGGCAAATCTACAAACAGTACAATACAAGTACACCAGCACCAAAGAGTATATCGATGCATTCCCTTGCGCTTATCGCCAATGGCGTGCCGATAGTCATTGTAATCTAAATCACGGCTATTCATTTAGTATGAAATTTTACTTTGGCACCAACGACCTAGATGTCCGCAATTGGGCGGCAGACTATGGTGGTCTAAAAGAACTTAAAAAGATCCTAGAAGATCAATTCGATCATACTACATTAGTATCTCAGGATGATCCGGAACTTGAGTTCTACAAAGAAATGGAACGCCGTAAGCTGGCTAAACTTACAATCTTACCTAGAGTAGGATGTGAGAGTTTGGCAGACATGCTTTACAAATATGTCAACGGAGTTTACATCCCGGACATGTGGGGAGAGGGAGAAAGCAAACGCTTGTGGTGCTATCGTGTAGAAGTACGTGAAACACAGGCTAATATGGCTTATCGAGAAGGACACCGTGAATGGAATGAGGATCTCTTTGCGTGATTACAATAAAAAATATAGAAATAGGCAAGAATAAACCACTTGCCTTAATTGCCGGACCATGTCAGATTGAAAGTGCAGCTCATGCTCAAACAATGGCCGGCTCTATTAAAGAAATTGCAGATAAACTCAGTATTCCTTTTATCTACAAAAGTAGTTTTGACAAAGCTAACCGCAGTAGTGTTAGTACAAAGCGCGGAATTGGTATTGACGAAGGTCTAAAAATTCTCAATGCTGTTAAGCATATTTTCGGTGTTCCGGTACTTACAGACATTCACGAAAGTTATCAGGCACAGCTAGTTGCAGATGCAGGTATTGATGTAATTCAAATTCCTGCATTTCTATGCAGACAAACTGACCTGTTACTTGCGGCTGGCCAAACTGGCAAAACAATTAATGTTAAGAAGGGACAATTCCTTGCACCTCACGATATGAAGAATGTTGCTGAAAAGATTGCCAGTACAGGAAACAAAAATATATTATTATGTGAAAGAGGATTTACTCATGGATACAACAATCTTGTAGTTGACATGCGTGGATTACCTATTATGGAAAGTACTGGTTATCCTGTAGTTTTTGATTGTACACACTCTGTTCAACAACCAGGCGGCCTGGGAGTTGTATCCGGTGGTGATCGCAAGATGGTGCCTTACCTTGCCCGAGCAGCGGTTGCAACAGGATCAGTAAGTGCAGTGTTCATCGAAACTCATGAGGATCCAGATTCGGCACCTAGTGATGGACCTAATATGATTCCCCTTAATGAGCTAGAAAATCTGTTAACACAACTTAAAAATATACATGAGCTAGTAAATGGATAAGTGGATCCTTTGTCTTAAACACGGCACAAAATATTCTGCCGAGTATGTTAACAAGTTATACAACATGACTACTAGGCATTCTTCCGTGCCTTTTAAGTTTGCATGTATAACAGAAAATGCCGACGGGCTTGATCCAAACATTACAGTTATTCCTATACCAAAATACAGCGTATCGGGCTGGTGGTACAAACCTTGGGTGTTTAGCAGTGAATTACCTATTAATGGAACTATCCTATTCTTAGATTTAGATATTGTTGTAATTAAAAATATAGATTCACTTTGGGATTTTCAACCAGGCAAATTTTGTATCATTAGAGACTTCAATAGATCAATGATTAAAGATTGGAATAAATTTAACAGCAGTGTTTTTAGATTTGAAAAAGGTAGCCACAACTATGTATGGGATAACCTTGTTAAAGATCTTAGTCAAACTAAACGTATGCATGGAGACCAAGATTGGATCTTTAGTCAAATCAAAACTGGATTTGTATTTTGGCCTACAGAATGGATACAAAGTTATAAATGGGAAGTTCGAGATCGAACTGATCTTATAAAGGTAGGAAATCAGCGTAGATTTAAAGAACGGGCTAGTCCTGTAATAAATGGCAGTACTAATATTCTAGTATTCCACGGCGACCCAAAACCTAGCGAAGTTGAAGATCTAATAGTTGTTCAAAATTGGATCTAAGCCTTGACAAAAAATGGACATGGTGTTATAATATACTATGTCCATTTTTATTGATTGTATATTATGAAGAAGATCGGTTTTGCTTGCAAATGGATTGATCACCCTGAACAGGTCAACGGCATTGATAAAAAAGATGATGCTAAACAATATAATACTGGCTCTACTACCGTTGCGTGGTTAAATAGACAGAGCAAAGAAGTAGCTGAACAACGTCTATGGGACCTAATGGTAGGTAACATTGAAGCTACTCGCAAGCTCGTTGAAAAGGTGGGAGCCCTTGATGAAAATCTTAGAATGGTACGACTCAGTAGCGATATACTACCTGTGTATACTCAGCAGGATTGGAGCTGGTTTTGGCGGCTTCCTGCTACCAGAGAATATTGTGAAAGAGGATTTAGAGCCGTGGGAGATGTGGCTCGCAAGAATAACATTAGGTTGTCTATGCATCCCGGTCAGTTTACTGTGCTTGCAAGTTGCAACCCAGGTATTGTAGAACGATCAATTGAGGAGTTTGAATATCATGCAGATATGGTCAGGTGGATGGGCTACGGTAAATCCTTCCAGGATTTTAAAATCAACGTACACATCTCGGGTAAACTCGGTCCCGAAGGCATTCGAGCTGCCTACAAACAGCTTACCCCCGAAGCAAGAAACTGCATTACCATTGAAAACGAAGAAAACGCCTGGGGTTTAAATGATTGCCTTTCTCTTAGTGATATTGTCCCTACTGTGCTTGATGTACACCATCATTGGATCCGAGAAGGGGAGTACATACAGCCGACTGATGACCGTGTTAAACGTGTTGTGGATAGCTGGCGCGGTCTACGCCCTACTATGCATTATAGTGTTAGTCGTGAAGACTATCTAGTTGATCACAACGCTACTATTGTGCCAGACCATGCAGGTTTATTATCACAAGGCTACAAAAAACAAAAGCTCAGAGCACACTCTGATTTTTACTGGAATACAGCAACAAATGAGTGGGCACTGGGCTTTCTAAACACACATGATATCATGTGCGAAAGTAAAGGTAAAAATCTAGCCAGCCGTACGTTATACGAACAGGCTAAGGCTCTTACTTTGCTTTAGGAGCACGTGGCTTTTTAATAGCCGCTGGAGCACGTGGTTTCTTAGTTGGGGAAGGTACTGGTGCAGTCACTGGCGCTTGCTCAACTATCCCTGACGGTACTACAGCTTCTGGAACAACTACCACTGCGTCAACTGCTGAAGTAGGGGCTGCTTCAACCGGTGCTGTTTCTACTTTGTATGGTGCCTCTGGGGCTGCTTCTGGCTTTTTGCCTGTGAAGAATTCTGCGATTTTCTTGAACATTCTATGTTCCTCCTTGGAGTTTTATTTATAACTAAAATAGCGGGCTAAATACAACTATGAGCTATAATTTTATCAGGTGGAGTATGTTACAAGAATCAAACACTCCAAAAACACTAGAATTATTTAAACTTCCCTATCACAGAGAAGATTTAGATCCTAGCATCAGTTTGGACACAATAAACTATCATTACGGTAAGTTGGCTAAAACATACGTTGATCGTTACAATGCAGGCGAAGGTGATGCTGATTTTAACGAAGCTGGTGCATATTTGCACAACATTCTGTTTCCACAATATAAAAAGTATGCTGGGTCAAATCCGCCCACTGGTGCAGCTCTAGAATTTATCAACAAGCACCATAAGACATTTGATAACTTTAAAGAAAAGTTTGCTAAAACAGCCATGGGCATACAAGGCTCAGGTTGGGTATATCTTGCTCGTAATGGTGAAATCAAAACCATTGTTAATCATCAAACTCGAAATGACATAGTGTTATTAATTGATTGGTGGGAGCATGCCTGGTCCTTAGACTACCAACACGATAAGAAAAAGTATCTAGAGAATCAATGGAAGATCATTGACTGGGATATTGTATCTGCTAGAGTCGGCTAATATCAGCAGTACTTGACACTGGCATATCCCATATTAGGCGTCGCTCGACGCCTTTCTTTTGAGCAAAACGTTTAGCGTCACAATGTTCACAACAATGAAAGTAGTTGTTGTTTAGTCTCTTAGGACTAATCTTTTCTTTAGGTCGGCAAAACCCTTCACCACAGTTGTCACAACGAAATACTGCTAAGGTACGAGTGCGGTTATAAGTATGTTCTTGACCTAACTTGCTGGTCCTAGTGTGAACTGTTGTTTCTAATTCTGTTGTGATGAACATTATGTATTTACATTAGGGTTATAAAATGATATGATAAATATCATATTAGAGGCGTTTTATGATAACAATTACCAACTCAGCACAAGTAAAAATACTAGATATTCTAGCAGAAGAAAACAATCCCAACATAGCACTACGTACATTTGTACAAGGTGGTGGTTGCAGTGGTTTTAGTTACGGGTTCACTTTAGAAGAAGAACAAGCAGAGGACGACTTTGAGTTTCCTGTAGGTAACTATAAAGTTCTAGTAGATGCAATGAGCATGCAGTACCTACAAGGTGCTGAAATCGACTACAAAGATGAACTAATGGGTGCAAGTTTCACAATTAAAAATCCACAAGCAACTACAACATGCGGTTGCGGATCAAGTTTCGGGGTATAAAAATGGCAAGACAAAATGTAGATATTGGCGTACAAGGTAATGACGGTACTGGCGATAGTATTCGCGAAGCGTTTAGGAAAGTTAATGATAACTTTAGAGATCTATATGCAGTGTTTGGGCAAGGTGATAGGATTGCCTCAACTGATTTAGATGACTTCCCTAGCAATTACTCATATCTAACTACGCCGCCGCCAAATACATTTAGTACAACAACCAGTGCAAGAACGTTTGTGGTTAACAGCACAGGTGACGGTGTATTGGCCAAAGACATTATTGGCACTAACGGTGTTACCATTAACAACAGCAGCAGTGGACAGTTAGTTATCAGCGCAGGCGGCGCTAAACTAATCGGCGACACTAGTCCTGCAATGAGTGCTCCGTTAAATGCTAATACTATACCTATTGGTAATGTTGGAGATCCATCTACTGCTAATGTAAATTTATTTAATAGTGTACATCCTACTACTCCTATTACCATTGACGAATTAGTTGTTACTAAGGGCTATGCTGATCGTCGCTACCTACAACAGTCAGGTGGATCAACTGCGGGTCAAATTCGTATTAGACCAGAACCAGTTGACCAAAGCGAATATACAAAAACCATTGCAGGGTATCAAAACGGTAATATACTAATTACCGGACACGGCTATGACAGCGGTGCTGACGGTATTGCCTACAAATATTTTACAACAGGAACGCCACCAGCAGGAATAGTTAGCGGAACTACTTATTATTTAAAATATGTCAATGTTGACGAACTTAGTATTCATACAACATTCGAAGATGCTAAGACTGGCACTGCAAAAATTACAATTAGTACTGGATCAGGCAGTGGTACGCAGACACTAGTAGATGCGTTTTTTGATGCAACACTACCGGGCAATTTCTTAAGCAATGAAGCATTACCTCGTGAGTCTACTGTGCGTAGACAAGGTGATGTCATGGATGGTCCATTATATCTTTCAGACCATCCTAGTCCGTTGAATGTTGATCCAGTTCCAGTAATTGTAGGTGCTGACGAAGATTTCCAGGCTGCTACAAAATACTATGTTGACAATAATAGTTTTGCCAGTAATATTAATTTGTTTGTTTCTACTAGTGGAGACAATACACAGGCTGGGGTACCAGCGGGTAAAGAAGGTCGTGCGTTTGCCTATGCTTATTCTACCGTTGGTGCTGCCTGTGCAAAAGCTGTAGAATTAATTGCACTAGCAGGAAACGAACCAGGTCCTTATAGACAGCGTATTGCCTACACCTTGGGCGGCACCACAACATACAGCACTGTTCAAAGCGCAGCATTTACCGGTGGTACTGGATATGTTGCTGTAGAAACCTTATTAACTCTTAATAGAGAATATATTAGAGCAGAGGTAATTGGTTATATTGACAGCACGTATCCAGATTTAAACTATAATGCAGAATTGTTTTCTAGAGATATAGGTAGTATTATTGATGCTGTTGTTATTGATACGTTAGTTAACGGCAACTGGCAAAGTATAAGTGCAGGGCAATCATATTTTAAAAATGCCAACCTCACACTTCAATTAGAAACAGTAGCTGGCATTGCCTATGCTAAATCTCTAGCCAACTATGTTCTACAGAAAGTTAATCCTCCAACTAGTTATCAAACGGTTTACGTAAGACAAACAGATCTAGTAAGTACTAATTCAACACAACGAGATCTAGTTGATGATAAATTTGACATTGTATTGAATATCATACAAAATGGTATTAGTTCAGCTCCAAATATTGACTATGGTGATGGCCAAGTAACATTCAATGTTGACAACGGCGGCCAAGGTTATGTTGACCAAGGATTGCCAACTAACGTTGACATTACTCCAGGTAAGCTAGTCAAAGGTATCCAATCAGGTGCATTAGGAAGAATTTTATCCTACGCTAGCGGTGCATTGGAAGACACTATCACTTGTCAATTGCTAACTCCTTATAATTTTGATCTCACTGAACAGGTAGAATTTGCTGAGCCAAACAAAGATCTACAGATTACTGTTAGAATTGAAAGTGGTATCTACTACGAAGACTTGCCTATTAAAGTGCCTGCTAACGTGTCTCTCAAAGGTGATGAGTTCCGTAGAACAATTATACGTCCAAGAGATCGTGCTAGTCAAAGCCCGTGGATTGAAACATATTTCTATAGAGATGTAGAATTTGACGGTATGGATCTTGCCACTACATACAATCCAAATGCAATAACACTGTTAACAGCAAACAAAGATTATTTGAAACGTGAATTAATTGCATGGATTGCTGCTCAAGTATCAGGCAACATCAGTCCATTTACCACTGCGTTTGTTTATAACGAAGGCAAATGTAGTCGTGACGTTGGACTAATGGTAGATGCATTAGTTCAAGATATTAAGTTTGGCGGTAATGCCAGTACATACGATGCTGCCTCTTTATATTACAACGGTGCTGTTAGTAAAATTATTGGTCAGGAAACACAAACTGCTGCGGCCGTTAATCAGTTAAAAACTATAATTGTCAGTTATATCCTAGTTAATACTGCATATACATCATTGCAGACTTCAGTTACGCAGACAATCAATTCCACCAACGGCGAAGCTGCTGCTATTACCAAAGTAGGTACGCTGTTGACCAGTGTGGCATCTGTAATTACTACAGGTCTAAGCGCACTACCTGCAACATATGACAGTCCAAAATATGGATATCACTACCTAATGAACAGCAGTGTTCCAATGGATGTTGGTCCAAGTTATGCAAATGCAGGCGGATATACTAATGCTGCTAAACTATTGGAAATCAACAAGGCATTCATTCAAGATGAAGTTAATGAGTTTGTAAAAGTACAACCAGGTGTTGTTGCATATGATGAGGATAAGTCTAAACGTGATACTGGATTCATCGTCGATGCGCTGGTACAAGATTTAAAAGATGGTGGTAAGATCAACGCTGTTGATACAGCATTAAAATATTATAATTCTTCAAGTCTAGTTACGCAGGCAGCATGTATTGCAGGTATTAATTATGTCAATACCATTGCTCAAAAAATTATTGACAATATTTTACTAACTGGCTCCACTACTCCGCCGAAGCGTGGAACTACTACGCAGATCAGAAATACAAGTATTGTAAAAGAATCAACTAGTGGAACAACTATCACTAACCTAATTAGCACAGTTGTATATGCATTTGATGCAGATTTTAACCCGCCTAAGAACAATACAGAAATTGACATGTTCATGTTTAACGATGCTGTTAAAGTTCACAATATAACAGGTCAAGGCCACGGCGGGTTTATGTGTGTACTAGATCCTGCAGGTTCAGTTGGTTCTAAGAGTCCATATGTACAAAGCTGTGCATGTTTCTCTAGAAGTGTAAATCAACAGACATTTGCAGGAGGTATGTTTGTTGACGGATTTAGTGGTAGACTAAAGACTAAAATTACCAACGTCAGTGGTTCAACTTTAACACTGTCTGGATTAACTTTTAGAGCGCCAATTGCACCTACTGCGTTCTATTACAATGGTTTTAGATATCAAGTAGACAGCGTTAGCTCTTGGAGCGCATCTACAGGCATTGCTACTATTGAACTTAACCCAACAACTCCATGGACCAGTGGCAACCTAAACATTATCTTAGAAACTCCTGGCAATCGTTCAATGTTAGGTAATGACTACACTCAGGTTAATGACCTAGGTTATGGTATTGTTGCACACAACACTGGTCTAACAGAACAAGTATCAACTACTGTTGGACTGCATATCTTGCCAGCTATGGTGGACAGATTAGGGGTATTGCTGGGTCAAATGCACAAGGTGTATATGGTTTAAAATCTGTAGGTGCTGATCCAACAGAGATCCCAGACCAAGTGGCACTGGCCAACAACATGACACAGGTAGCTAAAGTCTATCGTTATGATGATTATAGTGCAGATAGTCAGCAAAATGATATTGAGCTGTATATTAAACGCTATACTTACATTCCATCAAATGTTAGTGAAATTGAAATTGATCATCTAGATGGAACTATTGGTCGCTACGAATTAAGAACAGTCACCCGCACAGGACTAAACGAAAGTCAATATACCTATAGAATTACTGGCGTAACTAATGCCACTACTGCAGTGGTTACTGTACATGGTACTTTACCGTTAACTGTTACTGGTATTAGTCGTGCTAGTCCAGCAGTGGTCACAATCAGTGGTAGTCATGGAATGACAGATGGTGATTTTGTAACTATCACTGGCGTAGTGGGCATGACCGAAATTAATAACGGTAGCTACTATATTAAATCAACTGGGCCTGGAACTTTTTCATTACATACAGATGATACCCTGATTCCTGAAGTTGACAGCACCAGTTGGACCACTTGGAGTTCAGGTGGTACTGTAGAAAGTCCAATTAAATTCTATTCAGGCGATCGTGTATTGATCAGCGGTGTAGGTGGTACAACTCAGCTTAATGGTAACAAATATTATGTTAACCCATTAACTTATAACACTTTTGAATTATACAGTGATGCGCTGTTAGCTACTCCTGTTAATTCTAGTGGGTATGGGGTGTTTACCAGTGGCGGCGTTGTCAATGAGAAGTTTACCTACGCTATCAATGCAATTACTAAAGCTGAACCTGCACAGGTTACATTTACTGAAAGTCATCACTATTCAGATGGAGACCTAGTTAAAATTGAAGGCGTAGGCGGTATGACACAGATTACTGGTCTATACTATGCTAAGAAAAACGGTGCAAACACTATTCAGTTATATACTGATCCCACACTGGTAACACCAACTAACAGCATTACCTATGGAACTTATACTAGTGGTGGTACTGTATTTGGTGGTAAAGAAATATTATTATTAAGTGTTAGCACCAGTGCTAACGATAATAGAGAAGCAAATGGTTTGGTCACACAGTTAAGTGATCACATGAATATCTCAATTAGACAGTTGCAAAACTTTACATTTACAGGCATTGCCAACGTTAATCCAACTAGACCAAGTACTGCGCTAGAATTTGATGCTACCTTGCCAACTGTTTATAGGATCATTGCATATAATTCTGCACTGTCAGATGGCTCCGTATTACCAGATGATACTGCAGTGTTAACTTCTGACAGTAGTTTTGTTTATATTAAACCCACTACTGATCCTACCTTAGTGACAACTACTGATCCTATAGACGGTGCTAAGAAAATGGGATCACAGATTGGCGATACTAGAATTGCTATCTACGAGTTTAGCGGCATAGATAATACTGCCACTAGAGACTTATTAAACAGTGGAACATTAACTTTTGCATGGGCTGGTAAGACTCATACCATTACGGGGTATACTGCTGCTGCAGGACTAGTGCCAGCATATATTACTATTGCAGATGCTGTTAACAATAACAACTACAGTGGTAGTACAGCCGGTATTGCTAAAGTGTTTGGTATTGCAAGTGCTTCAACGTTACGTGCAGGATTACCTGCAGGATCTACTGGTGCAATTACAGTTAAAATATCAACATGTCGTGTAACTGGACATGATTTCTTAGACATTGGAACAGGTGGTTATAATACCACTAACTATCCAAGTGCTATCTTTGGTAATCCTACACAAGGACCAACACAGGAAAATGAAGTTATTGAGGAACTAAAAGGTCGTGTGTTCTATGTAAGTACAGACCAAGACGGTGTATTCCGTGTTGGACGATTCTTTACTGTTGACCAAGGTACTGGTACTGTTACATTTGCTGCTTCAATTGCACTGAGTAACCTAGACGGTATTGGATTCAAACGTGGTGTTACAGTTGCTGAGTTCTCAACTGATGCAACTATGACCAACAATGCTGCTGACACTGTGCCTGTGCAGAGTGCTATCCGCGGGTACATTGACAAGCGTCTTGGTTTAGATCACAGCGGTAATACTATTCCTGTACCTAACCTAATTGGTTCAGGTTACTTGCCGTTAAACGGTGCGTTAGCCATGAAGGCTATTATCAATGCTGGCGGATTTAAGATTCAAAACTTAGGTGCTCCGGGAATTGATGATGATGCTTCAACTAAGTTATATGTTGACACTCAAGTAGGATTGTACAATCAACTGTCAACACTGGTTGATGTGGGTGCAATGACTCCTGCCAGTGGCGACCTAATGATCTACACAGGTGGTAACAAATCAATAGTC